ATGAAACTGACCGCGAGGCAATCCTCTAGTCGTAGTCTTGAGATCAGCAAGACAAATGGCCTTGGACAACAGGAGGTGAAGCCCTTGAAGAAACGACCACTAACACATTTGGGTGTCAAAATCAAAAATCGACTCACCGAGCTGAACAAAACCCAATATGAGCTTGCTAAAGAGATTGGAACAAGCAGCAATTATCTCTACCTGATTATGACGGGCGAACGCTCCGGTCGTAGTTACTTGCCAAAGATTGGCGAGGTTTTGGGAATCGAGGAATTAAAGTCCGCTTGAAGGAGGTGAAAACCGAATTGAACTGGAACGAGCAGCCTGCAACGCGCACAGATTTTGAACTTATTGCGCAAGTCTTGCGCTGCAATGATTCTTTACTTATTGAAGCTGTATATGGCACAAATCTTGAACGAGCAACGATTATGGCGGTAAGAACGATGCAGGGTTTGGGGTATCGAGCGGCTTACTTCATGGAAGAGATAAACGGACAGAAGGTAGCGTTTTTCCATAACGGCGCAGCCCTCCAGTTGTACAGGTACCTCCCCGTCGTCCATGCTATTCATTCCTTGGCTGCCGCCAGCGAAGTCACAATTACACCTGCTGATTACGATGACCGATACCTTGAGGTCACAGCAGATATTGTCAAAGCGATACGAGCGCTGGGGCGCAAAGTGATTGCAACCCCCTATGGAGAGGGATTCCAAATAACTTTAGAGGAGCTTGAGTCCGAATGAATCCAATCGAACAGGCCCACAAATTGCTGACTGCTTGCTATAACCTGCAGGCGACCGGCAAATATAGCGCGGATGTCATTTTCCACATGCAAACCCCCGCGCTGACGAATTCCGACTGCGTGTCCATCTGGATACACGCCGCCGAGCCAGCGCCGGCCAGTGAGCGGATCGCCGAGTATGTGGCGGTTCCCATAGCTGATACCGAGCAAATCTCACGAATCATACAATCCATTGAACAAATCGGGAGGGACGCAAGTGGAAAAAGTCAAGACGGTAGCTGAATACCTGAAGCAGCAGTCAGAACTGCAGAAAGCACAATTGCGGATGTCTTGGGTACGTAAGCGCGTTGCAGAGTATATTGAAACTCAGCTCGAAGTGAATTGCGCTCATTTGCCGGAGGAGTCTTATGGCGAGGCATTCCAGCTGCGATCCGGGAACTTTGACTTGGCCGCCTGGCCGCTACTGCCGGGAGCAATTGAAGTTCGCGACGATAGTGGCAAGGCTCTGTTTTACCTGGACTTGTTAACCGACACGGTCAAGATGGAAATTTCGGAGGGAGTGGTCAGCCAATGAAGGATATCGACACCCTTGAATGGTTGACATACCTTTGCGACGCGGACTTGCGCCATACGCCGGCCTTTACATGGGCGGCCTCCAAGATGTCCCTGGAAACGGCGACAGAGCTTTACGTGGCCTATAACACACGAAAAGCCACCCGGCACGGTGGCTAATCGAGAAGCGAAATATTAAATTGCTTAAATAGTATATCACGATTATCACGGAAGGGGGAGTACCTTGGAGGCATTACTATCGGTATCGCAGGCGGCGGAATTGGAAGGTGTTAGTAGCCGAGCGATACAAAAGAAAGTGAAGAAACTGCGCGCAGTAAAAGTTGAAGCTAACACATCTGCCCTTGGATATGAATACCGCATCCCCCTGAAGGAGCTGTCAGCCAAAGCCAAAGCTCGGTACTACGCGGAGCATCAGATAGCAGCAGCGCGCGAGATCGCAGCGCCAGCCAGCAAGCCCGCTCCTGCGGAGCGCCTGCAGGACAAGTCACTAGAGGACTTGACTGCAGCGCAGCGCGAGCAAGCGACACACTGGCGGCGCGTCCTGGACGAGTGGCGAGCTTACATCGCACAGCACCCCAAGCGCAAAACCGAAATGACAGCCGCATTTTTGGAGGAGTACAACCGCTGGCACCCAGAGCGCCCGCTTAGTGAGCGGACGCTCCGCCACAAGTGGAAGCTCTACCGAGACTATGGCGAGATCGCGCTGGCCGATGGCCGGGCCGATCGGCGCGCCAGCGACACGACGATCCCGGATGTGGCATGGTCCATCTTCCTCCAGTGGTGGCTCTCCGAGGGGCAGCCTGGCGTCTTGCACATCTACAACCTGCTGCGCTCATGGCTACGACTTGAGATGCCCGATATCACGCTACCAGCTGTCGACAGCTTTTACCGCGCGACAAAGCGCATTCCGCAGCCGGTGCTTAAGTTCTTTAGGGAAGGCAACAAGGTGTTCGAGGACGAGGCCCTCGTCTACCTCCAGCGCATGTATGACTGGATCGATAGCAACGATGTTTGGGTGGCCGATTACCACACGCTCGACCTGATGGTGCGCTGTGATTACACAGGGCGTATCTACCGCCCCCATGCTGTCGCATGGCTGGATGTGCGCAGCCGCAAAATCCTGTCCGTGACCGTTTGTGAGAGCTCCAACAGCGACGGCGTAATTAGCAGCTTTAGGAAGGCAGTCAAAAAGTACGGCGTCCCCAAGGCGGTATATCTGGACAATGGTCGCGAATTTTTGGTCTCTGACTTCGGCGGGCGCGGTAAACGGAGGTCTAGTGGTAAGGGCTACGGAGAAACGATGCTGGAGCGGATGCAGGTCGAGATGGTCAACGCGAGGGTTGCCAACGCGAAGGCGAAGATTATCGAACGGGCTTTCCGCACCTTTACGGAGCAATTTGCCAAGTTGGTCAACACCTACACTGGCGGATCACCGGATCGCAGACCCGAGCGGCTCGATGCGGAGCTGAAGCGCGATGACGTCCCGCTCCTCTCTTCGGTCATCCAGAAGCTGGAGCTCTATATTGAAGGCTGGTACAACACGCAGGCCAGTCGCGCCGCTGGTGTAAATGGCCTCACCCGCAACGAAGCCTACGAGCGGCATCTGGTGAAAAAACGTGTGGCCACCGAGGAGCAGTTAAATCTCATGATGCTGCGCACCGCCCGTTTGCAATCGGTTGATCGGGATGGCGTCTATCTGAAGTTCGGCGAGCAGAAGCTGTGGTTTTACAGCATTGACCTCGTCGAACATTACATGAAGCAAAAAGTGTTCGTGCGCTATGACCCGGAGGAGCTCTCCAGTGTCCGGGTGTACGATGAGCAGGACCGCTACCTCATGACGGCTGAATGGCTGCGTCCGGGCGGCTACGGCGGCGAAGCGGACAAAGAGGCGATTAAGCGCGCCAATCACCTGCAGAAGCAGTTACGCAAGCGAACAAGCGGATACATGGACGAGCATCTGGCCGTCGATGCACCGAGCGCGATGGATGCGATGATGCGCGTCGCGGAAGAGAATGTCAAGGTAGAGTCTGCCCGCTCCTACGACGCCCCTGTGCTAGAGCTGATCCGCACGCCGGAGCGCCAGCAGCTGCAGCGAGCTGCCGGGGCGGAGACCGACCCCGTTGTAGATATGAGCAAGATGATCGCTAATGCCAAACGAACGGAGGCCGAGGAATGAAAGCGAAATTGCAATTATATATGAAGGAACATGGATTATCTCAGTCGGAGACTGCGAAGCGGTTGGGATTCAGCGGCGCAGCGGTGAGCCAGTATCTGTCCGGCAAATACCCCAATCCTGAAACAATCGACGCTAAAGTTGTCGTGCTGCTGGAGAAGGAAGCAACGCGCGAGCGAGTGGCAGGAATGCAAGACATCCCGTTCGCCATGACCTCTATCGCCGAGAAGGTCATCGGCGCCCTTGAATACGCCCGCGCCAAGCGGAACATTACCCTGATCTACGGCGACGCCGGAGTCGGCAAGACCAAGTCGACCGACGAATGGCGGCGCGGGAAATCGGATGTGGTGAAGCTGACCGCCTCCCCCGCCCTCGGCAATCCGAAGTCCTTTTTCAAGTATCTTGCCCGCGAGCTCAAGGTCAATAAGTCCGGACATATCGACGACCTCTATCTGGAGCTGTGCGACCGTCTGACAGGCAGCGACAAGATGCTCGTCATCGACGAGGCGCAGCACCTGAAGCTGCAAACACTCGAAAATCTGCGTGGCATACAGGAGACGGCCGGTATCGCCGTCGTCCTGATCGGTAACGAGGTCGTGCATACGAAGATGATTGGACGGCACAGTGCGGAGTTTGCGCAGCTCTTCAGCCGTCTTGGGTGGAAGCGACATGTACTGACGGATCACTTTACGGGGGATGACATGCATCGGGTGTTTGGCCGCAACCTCGCTCCAGAGGTCACCTCCCTGCTGCTAGACATCTGTCATAGCAAGTACGGCCTGCGCGGCGCGGCCAACGTCTATATCAACGCCAGCAATAACGAGGATACGAGCGTCCGGGGCATTAAAGCGATTGCCCGTGAAATGGGGGTGTTGGCGTGAAGCGCATAACGCATCCTGCTGGACATCTCGATCTAAACTCCACCATTTTTCTCTCGCCCTCGATCCGTATCACGGGTAACGACGTCAGCAGGCTGTTCGCCAATCACGGCATCAAGGACACGGTCGCCAATCGGCGGGCGCTCAAGCGCTTGGCGCGGCGCATGACACTGAACGCCGGGCCGGAGGTTATTGCCCCGCTCCTGCAGGACAGTCTGACGCTGCTGATGCTTGGATTCACGTTCGTGAGCAAGGAGGCGATCGCACATGACCAAGCCGATTGACGCGACCGAGGTTGTAGAGGTTTATCAGGTGATCTGCCCCGTGTGCCAGCAGAAGTATTGGGAGCCTCACGAAGGGCGTGCCTTGTGCCCGCTGTGCGGAGGCGATACGAGCGGCGCAGCCTACGTCTCGGACGAGGCCAGGCTGATCTATCCTGTCCTGGTCGATCCGCTCACAGGCACCGCCGTACTCGGCCCACCGGTACGCTATCCAGCCGAGGAGGTGTGTACCGATGTCTAACTGGAACAAGGTAAGAACCAAGCGAACGCCGGTTAGGGACATGGCACGCGAGAGGGCATGCCGGCAGCAGCCGGGGCCGTGCATCGTCAGAGGCGCGACACCCGAAGAACGTGCTCGCTATGGCATCACAGCACAGCCACCCACTCTGGCCCCCGCTTTGGTCCCTACATCGACCCAGCCCATTTGCATAGAGCGAGAGCCGAGAACTCACACGCATATCACAAAATCGTTTTTGGAGTCAGAGATCAGGCGCGGCAAGGACCTGAAGCACATCGAGCGCGAGCATGGTTTGAGAGTCGGCACACTCGCCCCGCGCATGCGGAAATGGGGCCTCAAGGCAAAAGACCTGAAGAAAGAAAGCCCGGTGCGCTTAGCGGAGCGGGAACGAGAAAAGATGCAGATGCTGAAGGAGTTGGCCACTGGCAAGTCACTGGCTCAAATTGAGCGCGAGAATGGGATGACGCCCAACACACTCGGTACCAAGCTGCGCAAATGGGGCATCGATCGCAAGGAGGTGCAACGGCGATGAGCAGCGGGATAATAATGGACGAGGATGACCTGATTCCCACGTCACATAAATTTGCCTGGCGTGACCGCCTGGCTTGCGTCGAAGCGTTGGCGCTCTCCTGCGACGACAACGGCGGCAAGTTTGACCAGGCGCTGCGACAGGTGCGCCTCACCAACTACGCCTATAACGCCCGACACATGCTGGTCAAGCAGCGCAACCAGTTGCGGCGCGATGTACTCAAGCGGCTAAAGGACATCCAGCATATGCGGGACAGCGCGGACGTTGGCGACATCGTCCGCGTCCCCCGCATGGTCGCCACCCTCCTACCAGGTGGAGGCAAACGGGATGGGCGCAAGCTGGTCGAGGCTGAGATTATCCGTCGCACGATCATCTCCTCCGCCCCACGCTACACTGTGCGCCGACTGGACGATGGTGGGGAGCAGACGGGCAATGGCCACATGATCAAGTCTATCGTGCGGCGTGCAGCCCGCCCAGAAATCGAAGGAGGCGAACCGTGAGCTATCATGAACAGTTGCAGGCAGCCAGAGTTAAGCTCCAGGCTGCCTGGTCTTACTTTAATCACGCGACGGAGCTGGGCCACATCGACCAGGCCATTCAGCAGGTTGCGGAAGCGGAACGCGAAATGAGTGCCGTGATTGCGGGAGGGATGTCATGTCGACGCACGAGTTGAAGGATGATCAGCAGCTCTCCTCAGTGGAGCCTGTTTTCAATCGCAAGAAGTTTTACCCTGGCCGCGCCATCGTCTTGACTGGCGAGTGCGGCGATGGCGATAAGGTCGACGGCGTCTTTTTAATCCGGGCTATCAAGATGGACAAATTGTATGTCGTGGACTCGGATGGGCGGGAAAAGGACTTTGATATTACGGCCTTCCTCACGGAGGTTGAGGGCGACGAAGTCTATCCGCCGTGCATGGCCGTTGAATTCTACGGAAAGGACCGGCCCTAATGGAAACCAATTGGACAATGCCGGAGTGGATGATCCCCTACGCCGAGCGCTTTATCGGACGCGACCAGCAGGATTGCGAGTATTTGGTCAATGTGAAATCCAATGTATTAGTTAATGCCCCACTGTCCCTAGAGTCCGTGGCCGTGAGCTCAAAGGTCCGCTTACTCGAAGCGCTGCACCGTGGAGGAAGCCTAAAAGAACTGGAGGTACTACCATGAAACAAACGAAACGCATCAGCAAAGGCGGGGGCATCACGCTCCCCGCATCCCTCCGTCGCGATTATGGAATCGCACCGGGAGAACGGGTTGAGATCGCACCGCAGCCGAATGGCGACATCCTGATCCGCCGTACCGAAGGGGCGTGCATGTTTACCGGCGAGGAGCGTGACCTCATCAACTACAAAGGAAGGCTGATCAGCGCGGGAGCCGTCTCGGACATGCTGGCCGAATTTGACGACGAGCTGCGCAATCAGATCCTCCGAGGGGCGGGTGATCCGACATGAATGATGCTGTGCATGTCATGAGAGTCCTGGTCGACGAGGCCATCGAGATCGAGCGGCGGATGAAGGCGGACAAGCTGCAACTCGACAGCTTGAAGGCTCGCATCCAGACACACGCATTTGCGGCCATGCAGGACAAAAACCTTAAATACCGGCGCGTCTATGGCAGCGGCGGTTATGCGACCGTCACCTATAAGACCAAGTTTGACTTGCTCAATTATGTGCGCCTGCAGCGTGCCGTGGGAGATATCGCAAAAGACCACGTTAAGCGTGCCGAGGAAGTCAAATATGACGCTAAAGCCGCTTTTAAATCCGCTTTAATCGCCGTTTATGAGGGCGACTACGGCAAGGAAATCACCATCGAAGACATCCTGCGTGGGTTGGGTCTGAACGACAAGCAGATCAAGACGGCGAAGCGTCGCCTGAAGGGGGACTACAACAAGGACAAAGCTCTCCTCCAGTCCTTTGGTGCACAAGGCGAGCTGGAGGAAGAGCTGGACGCCATCCGGCGTTACCGCACAGCGGAGCTGGTAGAATCCTACTTCGGCGACTTGACCCCGCTCCAAATCGACGAAATCAGGCGAGCTGTCAACGTCGAACAGGAGCTGACGATCGGACTGGAGTATGAAACATGAGTGCACCTGCCCCCCGCCAGGCTGATCCGAAAAAGCAGATATGGAGCATTGGTAGGAAGCTCGGCATGGACGAAGCGGACATCCGCGCCGTGCTCTCTCGTGAAACAGGCAAGGACAGCATGCGGGCCTGCACCGATCAGGAACTGCAGCGCGTCGTCATCGCGATGCGTCAGCTCCAGGGCGAGTCTAGCGGCGACCGGGCGAGCTTTAAGCAGGTGGGGCTGATTCGCCGACTGGAGGCGTCGCTCGGGTGGTCGGAGCAGCCGGAGCGGTTGCGGGCATACTTGCGCAAATACTATAGAGTGGACAAACCCGAATGGCTTACCAAAGCCCAGGCTTGGCGGGCGACAGAGAGCCTTAAAAAGGTCCTGTCCCGCCTATAACGGAGGTGAGGATCGGTGCGCGACCAAAATGTCGAACGGCGCGCCGTCAAGCAGGTATTCGAGATTTTTCGTCGCAATCTGCAGCTCATGGCAGCCAAGCCGACTGTTGACGAGGCGCAGCTTGCGCTGGAATGGACGGCAACTGGCGACTGGCTCGCCCTCGACGATCTGAGCGTCCAACAGGCGGAGGCCCAGCGTTACAACAAGCGGGTCAAGGAATGCGTCGCCTACTTCCTCTCAGCACAGGAGGCGAAGATTATCAAGCAGTCGTACATGTCAGTTTCGTACTCGCTGCCTTGGCAAATCTACGAGCCCATGCACATCGAGCGAACTACTTATTACGCCCTAAAGGCGAAGGCGATCGGGAAGCTCTATATCGCCTTTAGGTTGCAGCGATTGCTCCAAAAAAGTGCGGACTAATTGCGGTTTGAAACGAGATAAGATGGAGACCAGACAGAGCGCTGGTCTCCATTTTTTTGCGCTTTGCGGGCTGGCCCCTGTATCGGCCATAGCGATGCGCGATCGAATCATGCGGATGGCATCAAGCGGCTGGCCGGGCTTATAGCGGGCGGGCAGGCTGCTGGTGACCGGAGTGTATGCACGAGTTGCGGCGGGGTGCATGGCGACGTTTGACAGGTAAGTATGTATCTGCTGAACGCTCATCCTGCCTGCGCCCGCTGGGATGATATGCGGGCGGCATTTAACGTAACGAGGGGGCGCTGAGGGTGCCGGAATGGATTGTACAAGCTGGGCTTACCCTGCTGCTCGGAGCAATTGCATGGTATTTGAAACGGCATGTTGCGCAGCAGGACAAGAGCAATGAACAGCAGCAGGAGCGGATCGATGTATTGGCTCGTGACCTGCAGCAATACAAACTGGACGTGGCAGAGCGCTACGTACATAAAGATGAATTTATCCGCGCAATGTCGAACACGGACCGAAAGCTGGATAATATCCATGCTGAAATATTGAAGCTCACCGCCTCAATTAACGGTGGCAACGGAGGGAAATGATGGAGCAAGCTGAGATTTTGAAAAATCGTCAATTCCGCGGGCAAATCATGCGAATTGTGGCCATGTTCTACCCCGACCCGGTGACGGTCAAGCAACTGAAGCTATCGCTGCGCGAGTATGGCCTGGCTTACTCGGCTGATCTAGACAAACATATCTACTACTTGGCAGATGACAGCGACACCTCTTCCCCGCCATACATTCGGCGGGCCGACGGTTTTATTCGCGAGCTCGCTGACGATGATAAGATTTACATCACCAAGGCGGGCGTCAAGCTCATGGAGGGCGACGTCACCGATCCCGGCGTGATGGTCTGATGTCCGGCCCGTCCTACAAGCGTTACCGGCGGCACAATAAGGTCTATGAGCTGCCGAAGGAGCTGCGCGACGGTCTGGACGAGCGCCTGGCGGACACAAGCATTACCTATGTTGAAATATCCGCCTGGCTCGCCGAGGCTGGCTATGAGATCAGCAAGTCGACCATTGGACGGTACGCGCTTGAATCGCGGCAGCTCGCCGGAAGGTTGCTGGAGACGCAAGCCAAAGTGCGCGAGCTCGTCAAGGTAGCCAAGGGTCAGGACGACGAGGCGCTAACGGAAGGTGCGCTGCAGATTGCTGTCGGCAAGCTGACAGAGCGGATTGCATTAGTGGAAGAAGAGCTCGATGAGCTACCGCCAGAAAAGGCCATTGACCTTATGATTAAGCTTGCGCGAGCCAAGGCGTACAAAGACAAAGTGTATGCTGATCTGCGCGGCGAGTATGATCGGGCTTATGCAGCCTTTAAAGAGGCTGTGTATGCCGAGCTCAATGATTCCCATCCAGAGATTGTGCATGTGCTGATCGGACTGGCCAGCGGTACGCTAGGCCGCATTGGACAGGATTAGAGGTGCCGCCGTGAGTATCATTAAGGATTTTCGACAGAACGCTCTCGTGCATAAACGGAAACAGACCATTGAAGTTGGACGAAAAAACTTCCGCCATTATTGCAACCTCATTAATCCGGAGTTTTACAAGGCGGAATACGCTTATCAAGACGTTTTGTGCAACACGATACAATCCGCTTACGAAAAACGTCTAGTGAATCCGGGCACTGGTAAGCCGTACGACATTCTGATCATTAACTTGCCGCCAGGCTTCGGGAAGTCGTACACCGGCGTGTTGTTCTCGACTTGGGCTTACGGCCAGAAAGCCAAAAATCAGATTGTCGAGGTATCGTATAACTCCACGCTTGCCGAAGGGTTTTCCAAGTCTGTGCGAGAAGCCATCCGGGACGAAGAGATTCCAGACGATCCGAAGCATTATGTCGTCAACAGCTTTTTTCCACGCCTCAAGATTAAACACGGCGATGGTGCGGTTACACGCTGGGCGCTCGAAGGCTCCTACATGTCGTACCTCGCGACCGGCTTTGATGGATCGCTGACAGGGATGCGCGGGCATATCGGCATCATCGACGATCCGATCAAAAATGACAAAGAGGCCGTCAATGAGAACGTGAAAGAAGCGCACTTCAGCTTTTACAAGAACACCTTTACGTCTCGTATGCTCGACGGCGCGCTGCAGATCATCATCCAAACGCGCTGGGCAACGGACGATCTGGCAGGTCGTCTGCTTGCCGAGTACCCCGATCGCTGCTACGAGCTGCGTATGCCGGCGCTGACGGCCGAGGGCAAGAGCTTGTGCGAAGGGTTGTACTCGACCGAAGACCTCTTGCAGAAGAAAGCCACGCTGGACAGCCATATCTGGTTGGCGAATTATATGCAAGAACCGATTGATATCACGGGCGGCCTGTACGCGAGCGGCTTTAAAACCTTCGATGCCGTCGACCCCGATCAGTTTGAGCGAGTGCTTGCCTACACCGACACGGCTGACCAGGGAGCGGATAACCTCTGCCAGATCAGCGCCGGTATTATCGACAAGTATGCTTATGTGCTGGATGTCTATTTTACATCGGATGCTATGGAGACAACCGAACCGGAAGCTGCGAGGCGACTGCATCAGCATGGCATCCGTGAGGCAGCCATTGAAAGCAATAACGGCGGGCGTGGGTTTGCGCGAAACGTAGAGCGCGAGCTGCGGCAGCTGAAGAACCATAAATGTCAGGTGACGTGGTTTACGCAAACGAAGAACAAGCGCACGCGCATCCTGGTCAACGCCTCCAATGCGCTGGAGCAGATTATCTTCCCGGAGGACTGGAAGAAGCGCTGGCCGGAATTTGCTGAGGCGCTCGCACGTTACCAGCGCAAGGGCAAGAATGCACATGATGATGCGCCGGATGCACTGACGGGGCTTGTGGAGCTCATTAACGGAGATGTCAAACTGAAGCGTAAAGCGCGTGTCGGCAGCCGTCGCCGACTTGGATTGTGAGGTGAACGGCATTTGATAAAAGTTCGGCCAGATACGGAGGTCACGCCAGAGCTCGTCACGGCCATTGTTGCGCGCTGGCGCAAAGATGACCTTCCTAGACTGCAGAAGCTGCGAAAGTATTTCCGGGTCAAAAACGATATCCTGTCTCGAAGCGTGAACGACGATAAGCCAAACAACAAGCTGGCGCACGGATTGGCGAAATACATCGCCAAGATGGCGACCGGCTTTTTTATGGGCGAGGGCATTCGCACGGCGACGGAAGATAACGAGTACAAAGAGTGGCTCGACCTCTATCTCCAGGACGGCGCTACTGGCGACCCAAGCTTTGAGCTCGCAAAGGAAATGGCCATCACCGGCGAGGCGTTCGAGGTCTTGTACATTAATGAGGCATCGGAGCTCCGCAGCGTGCGATTTACATCCGAGGAGATGATCCCTGTTTACTCTTTATCAGTCGGCGAATTTCTGGCATTTGCCGTGCGGGTATATGACGAAGAGGATCTGATCACAGGTAAAAAAGTCGGTTACGCTGAAGTGTACACCAAGCATGAAATCATTGAATACCGCGAACAAAATGGGAAATATGTCGCGTTGGAGAATGGCCGCCGCCCGCATTTTCTGGGCGACGTGCCGGTGCTGGTGTATTGGAACAATGAGGAGCGCACGGGTGACTTCGAGGACGTTCTCTCTCTGATTGACGCCTACGATAAAAGTCAATCCGACACGCTCAATGACTTCGAATATTTCACCGATGCTTACTTGGTTATCGTTGGAGCGTCTGGTGGGATAGCGGGTGCCGGGAACGGCGACTTCGAGGAAGAAGAAAAAGCGATTCGGACACTGAAGCGGGAACGAATCCTGTATCTTGACGAGAAAGGTCAAGCCGAATGGCTGATTAAACAAATCAACGACACGGCGGTCGAGAATTTCAAGAATCGCATCCGAAACGACATTTTTTTCTTGTCGCAGGTCCCCGCTTTGTCTGATGAAAGCTTTGCCGGCAATCTCTCCGGGGTTGCTCTGCGCTATAAGCTGTTTGGACTGGAGCAATTGGCTGCCGAAAAAGAGAAACGTTTCCTTCCCGCCTATCGCAAGAAGCTGCGGCTGCTGACAGATTATATCAACACCCGCTACAACACCAATTTTAAAGCAAGCGAAATCGGTGTGAAGTTTGACCGCAACACGATCGACAATTTGCTCGATCTGGCTAACGTGGTCGCATTGCTTGACGGCAAGGTCAGCAAAGAGACACTACTTGAGCTGCTGCCCTTCGTTAAGGACTCCCGCTCCGAAATCACACAGCTTCTGAAGGAGATCGCCGAGGCCGATGACATCCCGATGGCTGATAGCGAAGCGGCGCTCCGAATGGCGGGTGTAGGCCGTGACGGAATCAACTGAAGTCTACTGGCTACGTCGGCAGGTCGCCAACGAGGCCAAGGCGGTCAATTACGCCGAAGCCAAGCTGCGCGAGCTCGGGCGGCACTATCGCAAGGCGACCAAAAGCATTGACGATGAGATAGCCACCTTCTACCGCAAGTATTCCGGCGCCGATGGCAAAATCGATATGGCCAAGGTGAGCATGCATGTCCGATCAAACTTGACTCGCCTTGATGAGCTCAAGCAGCGCGTCCAGCGACAGCTCGGCGAGGTCACAGCCAGAGAGACGCAGATCGCCAAGCGTACGCTGTCCGAGGTGTACACAGATGCGCGCTATCGCAGCCAGTACGAGCTACAGCGGTTCCGCGCAAACTATCGGGACGTCGAGCGCCTCTCTCCTGCCCATGTCGATCGTGCGATTAGCACAGCCTGGAGCGGGCGCAGTTACTCGACACGGATATGGGGCCGCCACCAGCGCCTGACGCATGCGGTCGATGAGATCATCACGCAGGGTGTTGTGCTGGGCCATTCCAACGAGCGGATGGCGCGGCAGCTCGCCGAACGCATGCAGGGCAGCTACAGTAATGCAAAGCGACTCGTCCGCACAGAGACTAATTTTGTTTACAACCAAGGCACCTTGGAGGGCTACCGGGCCAGCGGCATCGAGGAGTACGAGTTTGTCTCCACACTGGACATGCGAACATCGGACGTATGCCAACGACTGGACGGCAAGCGTTACAAGTTGTCCGAAGCGCAACCTGGCCGCAATTACCCGCCCATGCACCCCAATTGCAGATCAACGACTGTCCCTGCCTTTGCAGACGATGAGGACAAGGATGTTGGCGAGCGCTTTGCGCGGGATGCGGATGGCAAAGGCGTGCTCGTCCGGGGCGATATGACTTACCCCGAGTGGCAAAAGCAATATATCTCGCCGGAAACACCGGGGCATGATACAATAGAATCAAATTTTCTATCCGTCATTACAGATACCCCATCCAAGCCACCGGGCTTTGACCGAGTGCTTGCTGATCGCTATGCTGCAGCACCGGCAGCCGCCAGAGCAGCACTGGATAAATATGTGCGTCCCAACCCAGTCAAAGACGCGACGCATACAGATGGGGCATATTACCATGCGCTGGACAAAGCGATTACGATGGATATCAGAGCCGAAATGGCGAATCCTCGGGGGCAAGGAGCGACGTTTTACCACGAATTGGGTCACTACATCGATCATGCGGCGGCCATGCACCGCATTGGAGAGGATACGTTGCATTTCGCCTCGCATGTTGATCTGGGAACTGTTAAAGCGGGGGCATTCCGTAAGGCAATCTTGCAGGATGTCGATGATTATCTACGGCGATATGCATCAGATAACGGGTTGACGCCTGCGCAAGCAAGGGTAGCGATTAAAACAGCGTTCAGCGGCTCGAATTCCGCTTTGTATTCCGCCGTCTCAGATTTATATGGCGGCGCTAGCGGCAACGCGTTGCGTGGTCATTATGGTCATGCTGCAGCATACTGGCGACGGCCAGCAGCTCTGGAGAAAGAGGCGTTCGCCCATATGTTCGAAGCGAGCTTTGACGCTGTTGGAGATCGCCGCAAACTCATGGAGACGTATTTCCCCACTGCATTCAAGTTGTTCCATACCATTCTGGAGGTGATCTAGTGTATGTTTGCCCATAAGCTAACCCCTGGGCTGATCGAGCTCATGGGCCGATACGAATCACGGTTCGGTGACGGCGTCCCACTGGAGCAGGTGGGAGGAACGATAGAAGACTTGTCTGCTAATATTCAGCGATGCCTGGAAGCGGATGAGGACTTGTTACCTGAAATCTACGGATGGAACTACGAAGAACACTTATATTAGACACTCACGCTAATTGCGAGGGTGTTTTTTTATTGCCATCTAGGCGCTCCAGATCGCCGTTTAAGCGTTAGTAGAATTCAGGCACCAATCCCCGCTCCGATAATTATTAAAACAAATTGAAGCCGTTTAAAGGGAGTTTGAACGACATCGAAAGGGGTGAGGGTCATGTAGGTGTCGTCCCCCCTCTTATCCCCGTCTCTGAATGACAAATTACAAGGAGGCATAGACCATGCATGTTTTATTCGGTCGCAGATTTTTTACCCCTTTTCTTTCCGCCGATGGTGGTGCTCCCGAGGGCGGAGCCGCAGCAGCAGATAACAAAGATGACAAAGGCGCAGCTTCGACAACCGAAGACGTTGCAGCCCAGATCGAGGCAGCCAAAGAAGCGGGCCGAGCGGAGGCGCGAGTGGCATACGAGGCAGAGCTTGCGCAGAAGCTGGAAGAAGGCAAAACGGAAGCGGCCAAGTTGGCCCAGATGAACGCTGACGAAAAGGCGGAATACGAGCGCAAGCAGCGCGAAGAAGCACTGGCCAAACGCGAAGCGGATATCGCCTCGCGCGAGCTGCGGGCCGAGACGATCAAGACGCTTGCCGACAAAGGCTTGCCGGCGGATGTGCTGGACCTGGTCATCGGTGCAGATGCCGCCGATACGGCCAAGCGCATCGACAACTTCAAAGGACAATTCGACAAAGCTGTCCAGGCTGGCGTCGAAGCTCGCCTCAAAGGCAAGACGCCGACAACCGGCAGCGGTGCAGCCCAGTCTCCCGATGACCAAGCGCGCGCAGCCTTTTCAACTGCGCTTAAAGGAGGATTTTAATCAATGGCCAATACACTCGCGTACTCGACGATTTTCCAACAAGAACTGGACAAGCAGCTCGTGCACGAAGCGACGTCCGGTTGGATGGAGCCCAATGCCGAGCAACTGATTTATAATGGCGGCGCAGAGGTTAAGGTGCCGTCAATCACCATGCAAGGCCTGGGTGATTACGACCGTAACGAAGGGTTTGTTGGCGGCGCGGTGACACTCACCTACCAAACATTAACGATGACTCAAGATCGCGGCCGCACCTTCTCGTTGGACGCAATGGATGTCGACGAAACAAACTTCGTTGCATCTGCTGGCAATGTCATGGGTGAATTTCAACGCGCTCACATCGCCCCGGAGCTGGATGCCTATCGGTACAGCAAGATCGCGACGCTGGCCATTGATGGCAGCCGCGCTTCGGGCGGCTATACGCCCGCTAACGCTTCCGTCTTGTCTACGTTGCTCGGCGATATCGCCGCAGTGCAGGAAGTGGTTGGTGAATCTGTTCAACTGGTCATCTCGGTCTCCTATGCAGTTGCTACTATCTTGAGTCTGAACAGCGAAGTGCAAAAAAAGCTGGATGTTGTCGACTTTGTGCAGGGAGGCATCACAACCAAGGTAAAGGCGTTGGATGGCAATCCGATTCGCAGAGTTCCTGCTGCTAGACTGAAAACAGCTTACCAGTTCCGTGACGGCGAAAGCAGCGGTCAAGAAGCAGGCGGTTTTGTGGCCGCAGCCGGAGCAAAGGACATTAACTGGCTAATCACCGCCCGTAATGCTCCAATCGCGGTCAGCAAGACCGATGTCGTACGGGTGTTTGATCCAACGGCAAACCAGAAGGCCAATGCATGGAAGATCGATTTTAGGAAATATCATGACCTTTGGATTGCAACAAATAAAATGCCTGCGATCTTCGCCAATATCAGACAGGCACTTTAAGGGGGCTTAACATGTCTGCGAAACAATACACATTGCAGAAAGACAACGCTGTGAAGATCGTAGAGTCGGAGGTCAAGCGGGCGCACTGGTTGTCGCTTGGGTTTGTCGACGTCACGGAAGAAGCGCAGGAAAAGAAGAGTGGCAAAGGTAATAAGGGCGGCAGTGACGAACCGCCTACGCAATGAGCCTCGAACGCCTGAAGGAGCGTCTTTCCATCTCGCCGGACGACGCAACCCAAGATAGTCGGCTCACGATCCTGCTCCAGGACGCCGCCGACTTTTTTTGTGGGTACTGCCGGCGCAATGCGGTGCCGGCGCGTGCGGAGGGGCTGATCGAGCGGCTGGTCGTCTATCAGAGCAGCCGCTCGATCGGTGTGTCAGCTGAGTCGATCGGCGACACCAGCATAACCTATGATGCGTCAGACCTGCCGCTAGAGCTGCGCCGCGAGCTCAATCGGTATCGGCGCATTGGAGCGGGGTGATCGCCATGCCTAACCGGCGCGTGTCGCGGCGGCATTATGTGGATCGGGCGAGCGTCCGCCGGCATGTCTCGGTCAAGGTCGGCAAGGAGACGCTCCTGCAGCTGCAGACGCTGCACGTCGGCCTGCCCTGCCGTATCTCGCAGACGGGACTTGCCCGCGAGGGACAGACGGAGTTGCGACACCCGATCCGCTATGACGCCAAGCTGTTTTGTGATCCCGGCATCGATATCCGCCAGGGCGACCTCATCGAGGTGTCGCGCGGCGGCAGTGCTCGCCAGTATGTGGCGGGCGAGCCGTTCGGCTACCCCGGACACCAAGAGATTAACCTCACACGCAAGGGGGATGCCTGATGGCTCGTACTGGCGTAATGTTCGACTTCCGTGACTTGGAGGAGTTCCGGCAGCAGTTGCAGGCGGCGGGAAACGGAGCAACACAAAAGTTCATTCGCGACTTCATGTCGGAGATGGCCTGGCGGGCGCTGGCTGCCATCAAGAAGCTAACCCCCGTCAATACAGGCCTGCTTCGCAACAGCTTCCAGATTGGAGACCTCGTACAACGTGGCGATGTTTACGAGGTAGAGGTCTACACTGACACCGAGTACGCTCTACATGTTGAGTATGGCACCAAAGGTCATTGGACGCCGGGGCGCTGGCAGGGCAAGTCGTTTGTGTATGACCCGTCAGCAGACACGGGCATTTACTTCAAAGCACAGCCGGGCCGGTTCATGATGAAGTTGGGCGTTGAACAAGTAGATCGCGCGATGAAGAGTCACTTTGAACGCCATATGCGCAAATGGCTGAAGCAGCATTTTGGAGGTTGATGCGTATGGCTGCTACTTCAATAGTCGATGTGCTGGACGGGGTGATCGAGCAGCTCTCTGTCGCTTGGCCGGAGGCGACGTTATATGCGGAGGAGATTCGGCAGGGCTTTGCGCCGCCCTGCTTTTTCGTCCGCCTCTACCCCGTCGCCCAGCGGCGCTTGATGGATCGCCGCTCCCGCCGGACGCATAACGTCCTGGTGCAATACTACCCGCTGCCGGACGGGGATCAGCCGTTGCGCATTAACCGGGAGCTGCACATCATCGCCGAGCAGCTCTACGATGAGCTGCTCACCATCCCGCTCGGCAGCAGCTCGGCGGCCGGTACGGCGATGTCGCATGAGATTGCAGATGGCACGCTGCAATTTTTTGTGACGTATTCCTTTGATGTGCTGCAGGCCAAGGAAACCGGCGTCCCAATGGCAGAGATTAAACAGGAGGTGCATGTCCGATATGAGCAAGGATAAGTCGGAATCAACCGAAACAGTCAAGCAAGGCTTCACCCGGGCGCAGCTGCTGCGCTCCCGACAATTTACACTGGTAAGCAAAGATGTGCTGGCCGTCGTCTTGGAGGATGGCCAACGTTACACAATACCCGAGGTCAAGCGTCTATCCGACGCCTGGCTCAAAAAGGAGGCTAAATAGTGGCTGGAGGCACATGGACAACGCAAAACAAGGTCAGGCCCGGCGTGTATATCAACTTCGCTAGCGAGCCGCAGCCGCTCGGTGCGGCCGGCGAGCGCGGCGTGACCTCGCTTGCTCTTGCGCTCCCCTGGGGCGCTCACAAGACGATGCTGACCATCGAAGCTGGAGAAGACACGCAGCCCAAGCTGGGCTATCCGATCACCGCGCCGGAGTTGTTGCTGGTGCGGGAGGCGCTGAAGCGGGCGCGAACCCTCCTGCTCTACCGGCTTAATACTGGC